AACATCAGCCTGAACATAATTATTGATGTGTATTAATATTGTCCAGGTTTTAGCCGCATTAGCAAATATAGAATCCGCACAAACGATCGAGAAATTAAATTCCATGCTGGTGCCATTCAAGGATCTCCAGCCGGACACCTGTCCTGGAATATTACCAACCTGAGTCAATACAAGATTCACACCTGTAAGCGGCACCAAGCGACTATCAACCCCTGTTTCATTTGCGGAAGCCCCGCCTTCCATTAACCAAACTAAGCAATTATCTATAATTTTCGTTGTTTCATCCCATAAACTATATGATTTACTCCCACCATCGATATTGCCAGTTTTAGAAAATTTAAAACCAGGAATATAAGAAGTACCAAATCCTTTTACTTGATCTTCCCCTATTTCAAATATCTGGTTTCGATTACCAAACTCTATTACATCAGCATTGCTTGCTTTGATAATCCTACCAGTATGCCTTCTTGATTTATCCAACATGGTTAAGTCTCCTTACCACCCGTTACCATGAAATTAACTGTTGTTTGTGATAAGTGCCATAATTGAAGGGTATCATTAGCACTTTCAAACTTTATACCTGGCACACCACAATCAAGTAAATAAGTTTCATTTGTAACTAAAGATCTCGTAAAGAATGCTTGAGTAGGTCTTGCATGACCAACACCACCTGCAGTATTAGGAACTCTAAATAATGACACACTTGTTTTAGAAAAATTAGTCATTCCTTGAATTGGTGCATGTAACCATATTTGTCTAACATATCCACTCGTTCCACTTGGATTAGTGTAGATAGGCATAGTAGTACCTGCCGTAGTTACTGCTGATAATGTGCTTAATTGCTTATATTGAAAAGCCATTTCCTTTTGTCCTCCTTTTATAAAATCCCAAACTTTTTATGATCACTTAACATAATAGCAGATGATGTGAATGTTGTAACAGTAACTCCACCACTACCATCAGCAACTAATACTTTATTAGCAGCGGCATAATCTTTTGACGTTGCTGAATTACTAAATATTGCTCTTGTCCATGGTATCCTAAAATGAACATTATTTCTTATTTGTCCATATTGTGGCGTTTCCATACTACTATCGAGAATAGCATCTTTCAATGTAACAAGGGTAGTAGTCCCACCTACAAGAGAACAAGCAGTAACATAACTATATTGTGGTGCGCCACTTACTCCATTAAATTTTAATGCTCTTCCTAAAGTATAAACACCTGTCTTATCACCATTCTCTTTAAATTGTATGGTGCTATTATACTTCCATGGTGTAGTACCACTTGACCACCATGCTCCAGCAGGTGTAGAACCACTTAAAGTACCATCTTCATTTAATGCTACAGATAACCTTGTATTAAGATCACCAGCCGTTCCCCTTGCACCTACTACCTCATCATAAGTTTCTGTATTATAAGCAGCATCCCTCCAAGCAGATCCATCGTAAATCTTAAAAATATTATTCGTTGAATCATACCACGGTCTACCTTCTTCTGGAGTGCCTGGAGCACTACCACCAACAAATAATGTAGCACAAGCATCAAAATGGTTTCTTATAATTGTGTATAATCCACCAAAAGTAGTAGTTCCATCTGCTGGATTTGTACTTGTATATGTTTGACCCATTACCCTTTACCTCCTAATAACCTTTTATAAACATATCTACAACACCTGCTTGTTTAACACCTGCATCATCAAATATTGTAATAAAAAAACTTGTTCCGCTTTTATTTCTAACATTATAATAATAAGGATTTGTTAAAATACTACATGATACTATATAACTAACAAATATAGTAACACCAAGATCTGCTTTTAAATCAAATGTGGTTCCTGTTGCACCAATCGTCTTATCATTAAAAGTCCATGTTTGATCTGGAACGTCTACATATGATTGTAATGTAGTGTATGCTAATTGCGTATCTATACTATCAAGCTCAAAATATTCCTTTCTTTGAAAATATCTAAAAGAACCAAGTACAGGCGTAGTATACGTTACCCAACTTAAAGAAGTAAGTGGAGAGGTGTTTGCTGTTCTATACAAGGTTCTAAGTATCGATTCATCTGTTATATCTTCATTTGTATCATTTGGATATGTTTTATTTGTTCTACTTGGATATGTTTGATCCGTTACCTTTAAAATTTTTGTATCAAATTTACTATCTAACCTAAGAGTGTTAAAAGCACCTGCTCCTATATCTCTTGTAGGTGAAACATAATAACCCACTAAGTTAGTAGTTCCTGTATAAGGAGTAAGGGAAGTACCACTATCAACCCATAAAGAAACACCACTTCCAAGATTTGATATAGCATGAGGTACGTGCAACCCTACCGTGTTGCCGCTATAAACAAAAATAAGATTATTTGTGACATTACTTGCTGATAGATCACCACTCACACTTGTTGCTATTTCATTTTTAAAATCATCTATTTCATTGTATGTATAAACTATATTGACAGCACTTGCTACACCAACAAAAGTAATAGTTACATCAGTTGCATTAGACGAATAATTACCCGATGTATCAACTGCCTTTATCCAATACGTATATGATCCATCATAAATAACTTTAGTGGTAAAAGAGTTTGCTGATACTTCCTTAACTATGGGAACGCCTCCCTCCCATGAAACACCTTGCCTTATTTCATACCCTCTTCTATCCACATCACTTATATGATCCCAATTAAATATAACATTAAGACCATCTTGAGTTGCTGTAAAATTATCGACATTCTCAGGTGGTGCATACTTCCATAAAATAGTAATAGTAGTTATAGCCACATTAGGATTATCAGGTGAATTACCTCTATTAGCTAAAAGATCAAAACCACAAATTGCTATTTTATATTGATGTTGGTATTGCCATGGAACATTATTAGAAACAAAGTATAAACTTTTTGTGGAACCAAGAAACTCCCACACACTATCAGTTGTCGAAAGATCTTTTCTAAAAACATCCCATCGTGTAAGTTTTTGTTCATTTCTAAAAGCATAATCCCAAGTCATATGCACTTCACTAATCCATGTGCCACCTGTATCTGCTTTTAACCTTTCAATAGCAACTATACCTGAAGCACGTGATATTGTTAATAAAGCACTTGAATTAAATTCGATGGGAGTTCCATCAATATACATACTTTCATTATATTCTACCGCACTTATTGTACGTCTTAATTCTTGACTTCTTGTAATAGATAGAACTTTAAAAAATTTATATTCACTACCCATAATACCAAGAGTAAAAATACTCCACCGTTCTGGATTAATAGCCCATACTCCTGATATAGTTATAATACTTGTCGTAATGTTTGATGTTGTAATAGTTGCATTTTCTACTGTATCATCTTCATGTCTAATATAAATAGTATAAGTAGAAGAATCGTCAAAAATAACTTCTTGATCTAAAGTTACTGTATTATTTGTAGAATCTAATACTCTCCCACCATAACCCCATTGAGGAAGATCATGTTGGACTCTTATTACATCTCCAATTTGACAAGCCAATGCATCAATATCAACATCAAACTCTATTGTTCTTTTTAAATATTTATTACAATTTAATCGGTATATTGCTTCTCTATAAGCTTGTTCATAAGAAGTACAACCATATAAAGTAAGAGAATGTCTACGTTCTGAGCCTCCATTTATCCAATCATTTCCGTAAACTTGAATTGTTTCTCTTTGGTAATCTCGTACTTTATCAAAATAAGTTACCTCCACTATATTTGCCCTATCTTCTAAACTAAGAAACAATTCTTTAAATGTATCTTTATAAATGTTACCTACAGTAAATAATTGAACTGGATCAGTTATATTGTCAATCATACAACTAAATTTAGTACCTCTCATAATAACCATACCCCTGCCAACTTGTGATATTTGTAAAAGAGAATCCCAAACAGGTAGTTGATTATCCATTACAATATTAACAACTGCTCTTTTATTTCCACTTGGTGTTAATTCATCACACCAATTAGCCCATGTAATAAAATCATCATAAATCATACGTGTCATAGGATCTACACCATCCCATCCCTCAACATTTATGTTATAAACAGATGGGGTATCCCCTGTATAATCTACATCCATTGTATAATAAGGTTTCACTAAAATATCGTAACAAGCCCATGCAGGATTATCAGCTCTCTTAGCAACCCACGTACTTGTATTAGTATTATAAACAGGAACAAACTCTCGAACAATTTCGCAAGATATCGATGGAACTGCACCACTAAGTTGAGAAGTAGCCAAAGCTCTAATGGCTAATAAAGCTGTATAAGGATAAGCAAAATCATCAGGAATTATTTCACTTACTCCTGCTAAATATATTTTTGACATATACTTAGTGTCAGTTCCCCCTTCACTTATTTTTTTTAAACGAACTTCATATTGCCCTTGTTCTAAACCTCTTACTTCAAATGCTCTTCTTACAGGTGTGTTTTGAGAAGCTATAATATTAATATTCCCACCACTTGGCCCGCCAGGTGTAGTCCCTCCAAGATAAACAGTTCTTGATATAGTATCAGTTGGAAACCAATATTGAACATAAGTAAGATAATCATCTGCATTTTGCTTAATTCGTACTTCACAAGGTTGTTTGCCAATTCCAGTAATAGTAACTTGATGTTCTTGGTTATTTGTAAATGTCGCAAAATCAAGCCAACCACTTGCCATATCGACAAACCCTATTCCCAACCTATATTGAATTATATGACTATCAAGACCATCTAAATTTTGTCTATTATCGTCATATAATTGAAAAGAAACTTCATCACACGGATCAAGAAATTTAAATCCTTGTGAAGTATAAGACCAACCTGTAGTATACGTTTGATTTCCACCACCTGTAGGTTGTGTATCCCATGCACCACCTGCTTGAATACTTGACCAATCAACGTCTCCTACTTTTTTATATTCAAGACTTATCTCTACATAATTTTCATCTAAACCGCCTTGAGAATTAGAAACATATAAACCATAAGGACACATTACTTCTATTCTTAATCCTTCAGCAGCATCCCCAGCAGTCATTTTTTGGGTATAATAACTATCGGTTATTTCTTCATTAAAACCTTGATTCGCAAAAGTATCTCCAAAATATTCTATAGTGGTTTGTTCTCTATTACCTAATCTAATTCTTTGCCATACATTATTAAAATTTTCTATTGCTTGACCATCTATTTGAATATTTCTTACACCTTGTATTTGTCCATCGTGTAAAGCAATTAAAACATTATAATATTGATCATTATCTATGGTTTCAATATATCTATTTAAAATAGTGCCAGATATTCTTCGTATGCCATAAATCTTAGGTATAGAGAAACCAGGACTTGATGTATTTCTCATTTCTCCCCAACCATAGGTATCTGTTTGTGTTGTTGATGACGCTCCACCACCTATCGCAGTTCCTATTCCTGGTAAAGAAGGTAAGGATGGCGGTTCTACTGGAAACAATGCATTAATAAGCATATTGCCAGCTGCAGCAACTACAGCCCCCATTATTCCTGCAAGCATATTGGCAGTATTAACACTTGTAATACCAAGACTACCACTCATCAACCAGCCACCTGAACCACCTGCCCACCAAGTCACAACGACAGCAATAACAGTTACTAATAATGATAATATATTTCTTCCACTTTCTATTTTTGGAAGTATTACAATATGATCATATGGAGAAGGACAAACATGAAGAATTTCTTCATTGTTTAAAAGTTTTCCGTTAATACTATAAACAATAACAACGTCTTTTTTAACAAGTATCTTTTTATCACTTATATAATTATTTATTGACTTTCCTTCTTCATAATTAAGCCAATAATCAACTCTCTCTCTAAGATCAAAAGGATTACTTACTATTGTTAATTTTATTTTGTTTCTATCCATCTATAAAAACCATAAACTTTATTTTTCCATAAAGGATGATTAAAACTTTCTATACAAACACCTGTTTTATCTCTCGCATGAATAAATGTTTTATCATCTATGCATACTCCTACATGATTAACAAATTCTGGATGCAATTTAAAAGTGACTATACAACCTTTTTGTGGGCCACTGACTTCAACCCAATTATCACTATTTCTTTCTTTTATTATTTGATTACTTATCAATTCTTCTTGATAAGCTTTAATAGCAAAATCTGGCAAAACAATGTTGTTAAGTATTTTATATGCTTCAATAGTAGTTCCCCAACAATCTAACCCGCGTTTCGGATCGCGTCCTCCGTCAATAAATGCTATACCTAACATATCTATTATCGAATCTTTCATGATTATTTTTCCCCACCAACCCATGTAGCCCCTTCAGGAATTCCAGGAAAAGCACCGAAATATCTGGTATTACCTCTAAGCCTACAATCACTTAATGTTTTATTGCAATTTGTATATGGAGTAGTTCCACTATAACCACATTTCAAACCAACACCAACTGGATAATTAAAACTCCAGCGGCAAAAATTCTTTAAATAACGATAAGGTGGAAACATCACATAAACTTGATTTGGAGCACTTAAATCAAATGTTGCCCACATAGAATCGGCACTACTTGAAGTCACTATAAAAGTTTCATGTACTTCAGGATTTTCTAAATTCAAATAATCACTATGTACTATATATAAATCAACATTACTTCCCACCCCACCAGAATTCCCACTTTCTTCTAAATAAGATTGAATTGTTCTTGTAACATTTCCTATTTTAAGAACTAATGTACCATGTTCCCCTTGTCCTTCTTCTCGGCCATCCTCAAAATCAAATGGAAATGCTGTATATGTTTGAGTTGTTCCACTACTCGGCCATACAACATCTTCATTGTTTCTTGCAAGATGTATAGTAGTTAAATCAGGAAATTGTACTTTTAATAAAATAAGCCAACTTCCCGAAGCTTCTAAACGATTTTTCTCAAGTATTGCAGCAGATGATAACGATAACATATTTTATACTTCTCTTATATTTATTGATCCTTTAAAATAATCACGACCATAATTTGTAAAATTTAATTCATCTTCTATAAATCTTACTTCAAAAGTTGTTCCACTTAAAGGATTATGCCAATTCCAACTTGATGCACCCGCTTTTACTGTATTTTCAAAAAAATGTGTCAAAGTTGTATGAGATGCTAAAGACATATGATCCCACATAATACGCCATTCTTTTATAGCTCGTGTAAATTTACTTCTCGTTTGTTCATATCCAGATTCAAAAGGACTTCTAATAGTCTCTCTTTTACTATTTTGTTGAATAGAAGAATAAAGAGGACTTATCCCAGTTGTACCTGATGGAAAATCGATATTACTTGACATAATTATACATTCCTTATCGCCATCCTATTTGATTGACTTGTTCTTAATCCTTCTAAAATAATATTCCATACCCACTTTTTGCCATCAAATTGTGGTTCTCCTTGTTGTGTAGCTTGTGCATCTTGCCCAGTTTGATTAATAACATTAAATTGAATTCTCGGAGGACTTCCACCCTTTGGTATTACTTCTTCACCTCTTTGAAGTATCGCAGGAAATTCATCTCTTGCTAATCCACTGTGAAGTCTTGGT